TAGCTCTGTCTGTACCCTTATTGAAGTTTACAGTGGAGTTGACGTCACAAGCTGTGCCATTGAGATTGCCTGGATTTGCACCAAGACCAAACTCAGGATACTGCTTTACGCCGTTGACCTTGAGCTTTGCAAGTGCAGAGGCAAAGTCCTTTGAAAGTGCAAAGCCTGTTGCCTCGTAGTCGCCAAGCAGAGCAATAGCGTCTTCAAGATTGCCCTCAGGGTCTGTGCTGTCAAAATCGACCTTTGCACTATTGTCAGCTACCGCCTTGTCGATATAGTTATTATCCAAAGCAGCGACAACAGTTTTCTTTCTTGGATTGATTCCGTGAAAGCCAAGAATGTCGATAGCACGAGCAAACTTGATCGCTGCACCCTCTGCAAATGCTTTCATGACCTCAAGCTTTTTCTCGTCTGTTCCATAGATGAACTCGTCACTGAAGCGTGCGCCGTATTCGATCTTGAGCGGACGCATTGTTACCTTGCCGAGCTTAGCACTGCCTGCGGATTTAGCCTCGCTTTCACCGATAACGTCCGCCTCATCGTCCATAGAGAAAACGAAATAGTCGTTGCCGTTAAAGGACACAGGATCTCTTCTGCTGAGCTTTGCAAGGGTGGAATGACCCTTTACTGTTGAAAAAATGCTTGTTACTGTTTCAGGTTCAAGAAGTGTGCCTCTCTTAATTGTTTCTGCCATGATTATTCTCCTTTCAGCTTTTCAAGTGTTTTTCTAAGTGCGTTTTCCGCACTGTTTTTGCTTGGGTCGCCCTCTGCTCTGAAAACAGGGGCATTGTGTGATGTCTTAAAGTATTTTGACATCTTTTCTGCATCGGCTCTTATAGACTTTTCGTCCTCGCCGCTGAGCCTGTCAGAAAGCTCCGCAGGAAGTCCATACTCCTGTGCGGCTCTCACCCTGAAAAGGCTCTGTTCAGCCGCCTTGCCCTTTGCCGTAAGGTCTGCTATAGTGGTTTCATAGCCCTTGACCTTTTCTGCCATATCAGCAGGGGAAACATATCCCTCAAACTGCTTTGTGACAGCATTTGTGTTTTCCTCCAGCTTGGCATTTACTATCTTGTCAAGCTGTTCCTGCGTTGTGACAGGCTCAAATTCTTCTGCCATAATATCATTCCTTTCAAATATCAGTAGCTTATCTTTTGCTTTTTCTTTTCTTTAGCGTTCGCACAGCTCCAATGTGCAAGCACCACCGACTCTAACAGCGAAATGTCAGCACCCTCCATTATTGAGCTATAGCCGAAACCTCCGCCTGAGCCTATGGCTCTGTGTTCACAGTTTGAAACAGCCTGCTCAAGTGCAGGTTGTTCTGCGTGGCATATCTTATCAGCAAATAGACTTTGCTCAAACTGAGCTGACGCCTGCACCACCTCTGACACCTTTGGAAGCACAGCCTTGCACTTAACTCCTGCGTCTTTCATATCACTTTCAAGCACAGCCTGTCCGTTTGCACCGTCTATGGTCACTTGCCTTGCGTGAGGATTCCTGAGATATGAGATCATCCAGCCGTTCCCCTCTCGCACAGGGCGGCAGTCAATAGCTTCAACGAATATTTTGCCGTCAGAAGTTTTAACTGCAACTGCAAGAGAAACGTTAGCCTTATATCTTGCGTACTTAACACCAAAGAACAGCTCGGGCGTACCTGAAAGTTTTGGTGCTGTATCAAGCTGATAGTTATGCCATTCCTCCCGGCTTATAGCGGACTTCTGATTGTATCTTAACCACAGACCTAAACGCTGAATATTATCGTCTGTCTGGTCTTTGCCAAGCTCTGAACGTATCTTACGCTCGGTTAATATCGTACCGAGTGAGGGATTTGTTTCATACCAAAGTTCAGGGTCATGTGCGTCAGCCATTTCAGGTATGCTCCACTCCGCCCAGCCGCTGTCAACGTTAGTTCCACTCAGAGTGTCACGGCGGTACTGATAGAACACAGTTCCAGATGATACCGCAGTAGGAGGAGTGCCACACATCAGTGTCTGAGGGTTTGCAGAATCGGTAACAACGTATTTCAATGCACTTTCTTGGTCAGCCGTGTACTCCTGAGCCTCATCTATAACGAGCAGGTCATAGCCCTCACCAAGTCCGCCTTTTGATGAACGTGTACGGAAGTTGATAAGACCTCCGTCATTATCTTTGAGCCACTCGATACGTTCAAGGCCAAACTGTTTTGTGCTCTTGAAATCCTCTTTTTCGGTATATCCTGCCTTTGCAAGACGTTCAATGACCTTTTCCCATGCGTTGTGAGAGGTGGTCGTTCTGTGTGCCGTATAAAGAACACGCTCTCCGTGGATAAGTCCCCAGAGAGCACGCATTATAAGTATTTCAGATTTTCCGTTACGTCTTGGCACGCTGTAGCCGTATTTCATATGCGTCCACAATCCCTCGTCATTGGTCGCCATTATGTCATATAGCTGTATTTCCTGCCATTCCTGAGCAGTTCTGCCTGTGCTGTTATATAACTCTACAGCCTCGTTGCCCTTAGTCTGCTCATAAGGCAGGACAAGGGCTGTGGTGGGGGTCTGCCTGCCGACTCTCTTATCCTCAATAGGGAATTACCTCCTTTTGGGTATGAAAAAAGCACCCGTTAAGGTGCTTAGTTTGATATTTACTTTGTCGATTTGACCTTTTCAGCATTGGATAAAACTATACTCAATGACCTTTCACAGCGTATCAGTGCCGCAACATAATCAGCATTATCCTTTATCTTCTGAATTTCCATTCTGATGTTCTTAATATCATTCTTGGCTCTACACAGCTGCCATATTGTACCTAGGTCAAGTGCCATAATATCCGTCCTTTCTGATTTTGGGTATAAAAATACCGCCTCGCCGTAGCGGAGCGGTTATTAACTAATATTTGAGTTCAGGAGGTAACTGCTTTTCTCGAATGTCTGTCTCTGATACTTCTATACGAGAAATATGAAAAGCTTTTTTACAGTCATTGCACCAAACATCTCCATATCCTTTACCACTGCTTATTTCAAGCAATCTGTAATCTGTATTTTCTTGTCCGCAATATGGGCATTTGCCTGCCTTATGGAGCTGCTTTATACTCGCTAGATTGTCAAGCCATTTCATACTATCACCTCTTTGTAACCAAGCTATAAAATAATCGTTCAAACCTATAAGCTTGTTTTTCCATTAAATCTAAGTTTTGCTGAGCATATGCTTTGCCATGTTTCTTTAGCTGTAAAACGTGGCACTTTTCATGCAATATGGTTTTTACTAATTCCTCTTCAGAAGAAAATGCACTTGGGAACAAGTCTATTCTTCCTATGTTATTATAGTCTGTTGAGCCATAAAAAGGAAGTGCAAGGAGTTTTTCAGAACGCTGAATCTTAAAGGTTATTCCGCTAGTATCAATAGAATATTTTCTACATATGTTCAGAATTTCTCTTTTCTGCATTGGCACTGTCAACGTTGAGAACGCACCTATGTTTTGCTCTTTTCGTTCAAGGTTTCTTCCTGATTTCATTATACCACTTTTTTTCGATTTGTCAATCCTGCTAAGCACTTCTTTTTCCTTAGCTCTCGCCTGCTCAGGTGTGAGCCTTGTGACCTGCTTGCGTGTTTCGATCTCTTTGCCGTTTTGAACGTCTGAATAGCTTATTTGGTCATATGTGCCTGCCTTTTCATTGACGTAGGTTATCTCACAGGTGCAGCGCTTATGCCGTCGCCATATGTCTTTTGGAACATCAGGATAGACGTACTTTCCTGCAAGCTTTGAACACCATGCACAGCATTTGCTGTGGTCTGAGCGGATAACGTAGACTTTAAGTCCTGCCTTACTGCGAAAGTCAGCATTTGTTTTGACATAATCGGTGAAAATTGAGCCGTTTATGTTCTCAACTGACGCAGTGAACTCGCTGAGCGACGTCTTGTCGGTAAGGTCCTTTTGAGCCGTCACTTTTGCAAGATTTTCTATCCTCTCAGAGGGGAAATCTGCTCTTTGTGGCTTTATGCCTATGCCTGCCACCTTATCAAGCTGCTTTTGGATATTTTCAGCCACAGAGTTTATAAGTTCGTAGTTATCACCGAATATATCACCGAGTATCTCAGCAATAAGCTGTTCATCTGTAAAAGCCTTTGGACTTTCGGTTATGCTTTTTTCAAAGACTTTTTTCAGCACAGTTCCTGTTGCCTGTGCGAAGTCATCAACATCAGCGAGGTTTGCGTTACCGCTTTCAAGCCTTTTTATAATGCTCTGCAAATGTTTGTCGCTTTTTGAAAGCTTGACAAGGTCGCTTTTTATTTTGTCTGAAAGTGCGCTCATTTGCCGTCACTCTCCATACCTGTGAGAGCCTTTATGTTTCTTGCACCAAGATAGTCAGGCACAGCCTGGTTTATCTTCAAGATAGCGTCGCCCACACCCGAGAGTGCCGCAGCGTCAGGCTCGAAGATAGGCAACCATGCGACTTTTGTATCTCTGAACGCATCTCTTTGATATGCGTATCTGTCACGGATACAAACGGCAAGATAGCCCACATTGAGCAGACCTGTTCCGAACGTCCTCTGCGCCTTGCGTGCCGTTAATCGTAGGTTTTCATGACCTGCCTTGATAGCCTCTGCGCTGGAGGGGTTTTCGGTGGCAAAGCCCAAGTCATCAAGGGTCAGTCCTGTTTCTCCTGCGAACAGGCTTGCAAGTGTTCTCAGCTGTTCAGTATATGGCGTCATTGATTGCTGTTGAAACTGTCCTACAATGGGGTGATCGCCGTCGCCGTCTTTCGTGAAATTCAGAAAAGAGGATATCGTAGCAAGGCGGTTATTGAACTCTGCGTCCTCAGATAATCCAAGCACATATTTTTGAGGGAAGCTGTAAAATTCAGCCGACACCTCAGAGCGTTTTATAGTTCTGAGAGCTGTCTGTGTATAGGCAATGCAGGCTCTTGAAATACGGCTGTGACCGAACGGACGCTTTGCGTCAGGACGATATATTATCGGCACGAGCAGTGCATATGGTGCAGCGTTTGGTATACGCTGAACAAGCACGCCATGGGAGTATATTTCCGTCATGCCTGCCATGAAATAAGCCTCTGTCTTTACAACACCCATGCTGTCACGCTCAAGCACTGCATAGCCCTCGGTTAGCAGATTTGTCACAGGATCAATGATACCGGTGGCATTTGAGCCGTCAATGACCTGCAGGCGTGGATAGCGGTTATCTTCTCGGATATAGACGAAAGAACACGCTGAGATAAGAGCCGAAAGCACCGCAGAATCAATGAGTATATCCTGATTGTTTGACAAGAATATTTCGCTCAGATTAAATTCATCATTTTGAAATTCATCGAACTGCAAGCGGTCAGCAAGGCTATCGACTGCTTTCGCACACCAGCCAACAGTTTCCTTTAGTCCCTTGAATTTTTCGGGAGCAAGGCTTGAAAAGTCCTGTGCGTTATTTTTCATTTCGTAGTACTTATATCTCAATAGCACTCGTGTTTGTTTATCGGCAAGTCTGCGTCGCAGATAGTCAATTCCGTATATTTCGTTTGTCATATTTTTGCTCCTGTTTAAAATTCTGCGAGATATTTACACAATGAAGGCGTGAACGTGAAATTGCCCCTCAAAGGGGGTGGTATGCCCCCATATGCTCAAAAAAATTGGAAATTTCGTGGAAATTCGTGTTTAAATCGACTTCCAATCAAAAGTTTGCGGTAAAACACGGTTGGATACGGCTTCTACCTTTTGGTCAAACACCTGTTTTTCTACCAATTTATCAGATTTCTGACGATTGCAACACCAATGAGCAAGCTGTAGGTTTTCAAGGGCTGAGGGGTGACCGCCTTTTGCAATGGGTATGATATGATCTATACAAGCCGACAAAGGGTGAGGATATTTCAGCGAAAAATCAACAGGTTTTCCACAGATACCGCAGACTGTTTGGGTAGCATATATCTTTTTCTTGTTGATACGGAACTGTGTTTGATGTGAGCCGTTTCGATCTGGTCTTGGTACTGGCATTGTATACCTCCGTGCAACGCAAAAGCGACCGCAAAATGCAGCCGCCCTTGTGAAAATATTATAAGGAGTTTTGTAAATGGTGGAGCAGATGTTGAGCTGGCACGCTCTCAACCTGCATAAGCCCCTTACGGGGCTTAGAAAATTGGAGGTGACTTCAATGAAAGTACAAGTCTGAGGTACATCTACACTTTCCTCAGTTTAAATTATAACATAGCGAAAACCGACAAAACCGACAAATTAAGATTTTTTTGAAATATATCTTTTTATCTTCTTTTCAACTGCGTCCTCTGTGATTCTCCCACCACTAACCTGCATAGCTATCTGCAAGTACGTCTTACCCTTGATGAATTTCAGCACGAACATTCGCCGTGTCTGATAGTCCTCTATCCCATTGATAAACTCCTCCACAGCCCTCTGCTCACGCTCTAGTCGAGCCTGCTCGCACAGCAGTGAAAGTGTATCACCGCTTGGCAGAAAGCCGTCTATGCGTGTGCTGTGTGGTGTGTAGGACGGCGGAGTGCATACGCTGATACTGTCGGCAACGTACTTGCCTGAAAGCTCTGCCTTGATGTCCTCAATGGCTGCGGCGTTCCTGCGGTAGGCTTTCAGGCGTGACATGGTCATTGGGTCAGTCATTAGCAACACCGCCCATTTTAATACCGATACCATTCACATCAACAGCCGTATCAGCAACACCGAAAATAACCTTGCCTATTGCTGTAGATACGTCACCTTTGTGATAATTGTCTACGGTCATCTTGAAACCCATTCCTGATATCGTTACCTTATCCTCCACCAGATTGACAGCCCTGAAAACCTTGCCGTGCATAGCATTTTCATACACACCATGCAACTTTTCCAGTTTTTTCTGACTTACGCCTGCCTCCCACAGAATTGATGAAAACTTATGCTCATCAATGGTAGGAATCTCAGTTTCGTGTGCATTCTGGTCAACGAACGTAGATATCTTATCGTTCACTGTGGTAATAAGGTCATAATCAAGCTCATCGCCCACAACATTTGTCAGGATATCCTTGAAAGTTTCCTTTTCGTTCTGACAGGTCATTGAGAACTCGCAGCCCAAAAGCTCCTCAACAACAGAAGTATTCGGCTTTTTGGCGTTTTTTGTGTAGTAAAGCACGCCGTTGATATCCGGTGCACGGTCATTGAAAAGCGGGAACAAAAACCCGTCGCTCGGCAGTTCCACAATTCTGTCGCAGGACTCTTTCTTTGCAATAGAGTTGTCCTGCTCGTTGTATATAAGCCCGTCGATACGCAGATTTACAGGGCAAAGTGCCGTGATGATGAAGTTGTAATCCGTGTCAGCCTCTTCCTCAAACTCGTCCATTTTGTTCTTCCTCAGCACGGAATATGTACAGTGTGCCGCAAAAATGGTATATGTTGACACATACTCAACCTTTTCAACTATAGCGTTCAGGAAGTTGTCAACCTTTTCCTCGTCAAGCAGCTTGCTTTGCAATGTTTCATACATGAAAGGCTGTGCGCCACCCTCAAGGTAAGCGTCCTTAGGGAACGAATATTCCAGCAGATTTTTACCGATAGAGCCGCTGAGCACCTTTTTCAGGTTTATCATTATAAGCTCCGCCTCGTCCTGCGGAATGGTGTTGTAAAGCTGATTGGTCTTGCACTTTATATTCTTTTCAGCGTCCACAAATGCGGTAACAACGTGGTTTACTGTGAAAAGTCCACAGTCGTCGCTGAATGTTCTCTTAATCTCGTTAATTTCTTTCTTGTTCATGTTAATCCTCCTCAGTTTGTCTATAGATCGTTGATCTGTAATTATCACAAACTACTCGACATCGCTTATCTCCCTAAGTAAAACAACGTGGGAACTGCGAAACATACAACTTATGCAAGACCCAACATCATCAGTTATAAAATAACGTTTTTGAGGTAAGTACAAGTTAAGGCTATCCTTGAACTGTTCTTCACCTGTCTTATGCAGAATGCCCTTTAAGATATCACCGTCAAAAAGTTTTATCTCAACTTTCTGACCTAAATATTTTTCTAACTCTGAACGTTTCATTCTTATTCCTCCTATAAACTCATCTGACTATCATCATAGTCAACTTTCTTCGTTGTCAGTCTGCCGTTATAATCAAGGTAGCTGTTCAACCTTTTGTACCTTTCGCTAGTCTTGTCAGCCATAAAGCGATTGTCCTGTTCAGGCGGCGTTGGCAGGTAATATTCCTGTGGGATTTCCAAATCGTTATCCGCACAGATATCTAGAATATATCGCTTATACGCTAGAACATGGTTTCTGCACAAGTTGGCATTACAGCCGTCAGGCCATGATGGATCACTACAGCCATGATCGATAATGGACTTGTACTGCTCTATTGACTTCACAAGGTCTGCCGAATACTGCTTTAACAGTTCTTCGGGTGTTTTGCCCTTTGCCATTTTACCCCTCCTCAAATCTCGGGCATTCTGTCACAGTGTATGAATGCAACATGCCGCCCTTTTGCGCCTCATACATTCTGTGCTGACACGTCCTCCAACCCTCAACCGGTTTGCGGTCTATGGACCATGCACAGCCTGTGAGGTATTCTCCTGTTATCTTATCCTTTGTCGGTACTGCGTGGCGGCAGTGCCAACAGAGGGTGTGGTCAGTGTGTTTCATTGGCTTTGCCCCTCCCCATACCGCATAAGATATCATTGAGCCTCTTGCAAACCTCACAGCCGTCATGATGTATCTCGTACTGACATTTCTGAAACACCTTAGCATATTCCCCGTATGTCTGCCATAGATCAAGTGCATAAGCCCCATTGATGTATGCCCTGTATAGTTCCTGCTTTTCGTCAAGCGCCTGTTTCTTGTTTATCTGCCCCGCTCTGAACTCTCGATACACAATGCAAAGCGACTTATACAAAAGCTGTTCCGCCTGTGTCAGGCCCTCTGGGAGCGGCAGAAGCTTTGCCGCCATTCTGTTCAGCTCGTCTGCCTTCTTTATGACCTCAGTTTTGACCAGCATTATCATCACCGCCAAGATAGTGCATCAGCATATCAGCTGCCTGCTTCCAGCCGTAGCATATCGCCGCCAAATAGTTCTGCTTGCCAAGCTCCGCAAACCACCACATCTGATTATCTGAGGGCTTGCCATTCTCCGCTTTGAGTTCTATGAACAGCCCTTTGTTTCTTCCCCTTGCCACAGGTAAAAACAGGTCAGGAACACCTGATTTCACGCCCATAAGCTTTAGCCTTTTGCCCTCTCGTGGGTCGCAATGACGTTCGTTCGGTATGTGAAAGAGCAGTTTCAGTTCAGGATAAGCCTTGCGTATGCTTGCCTGCTGCGTCCACTTGATAAGGGTCATTTGCTCTCTGTCTTCATTTCTTGCCATATCATCACCCTTTCATTATCCTGTTGAGTATCTGACTTGCTTCAAACTTTGTCAGATTTTCTATGTCGATATCCGAATTGTTGAGATACTTCCTGCCACGCTTGCGGATAAGGTTTTTCTGATTATCAGTAGCAGGTGCTTTGCCCCACTTTCGGCAGATATTTAGATCCCACAAACATTTGCTGTCCGCCTCACGCTCGCAGAGAAGAGTGTACGCCTCGTCAAGAGCCTGCTGCATAGGTATTTTCTGTCCCTGCCATATTGCCATGCCCAAAGCATCGGGTGCAGATATCCTCAGCGTTTTTCCCTTGCCAAGACTGCATTTCATATCGCCATCCGGCAACTTAAACCAGTTCACGTCATGGGTATTATATTTCTGCTCCTGCGCCCACAAGTCAACGATACGAACATTCTTTATCCAGCTTTCAGGACAATCCGACATCATAGCAGCCTTTTCAGGAAGTTCAAAGAGCATTCCCTCCATTTTGTCCTGACTCTTCTTTGGCAGCTCAGAAATGTCAATACCGAGCAAACTTGGAGCTGTTCTCAGACTTGCTTTGCCTGTTACTCCTACGCAGTCGATGAGCGTGAGCTTGTCCTTGTCGGGGTGCAGCCTCAACCCTCTGCCTACCATTTGCGTATACAGTGCGTCAGACTGTGTGGGTCTTGCTATGATAACAGTTTCCACAAGGGGAATGTCCGTCCCCTCAGTGAACACCATGCAATTCACAAGACAAGGTATCTCACGCTGAGTAAAACGGCGTATAATATCAGCCCTATCCTTAGTCTGACCTGTGACTACCTCAGCCCCCTCGATGCGTTTTGCTATCTCGTAGCACTGCTCTACAGATACCGCAAAGATAAGCGTTGCACCTTTGGCGTGTTCTCTATACGCTTGCGCTATAGCGTCCGCAGTGCCGTCCATTGCTTCTGCTAGCTCGCCTGGAGCGTAGTCGCCAAGCCGTGTATGTACCGCTGAAAGGTCATAGCCTATGTCAGCACGTTTGCAGAGGATATCACACAGATAACCATGTTCAATGCCCCAACGCAGGTCACGTTGAAATATGATATCATCAAACACATCATTCAGTCTGCATTTGTCAGCCCTGTTAGGCGTTGCCGTGAAGCCCAACAGAAGACGTGGTGTGAAGTGATCTATGACAGTTTTATAGCTGTTTGCCGCCGCATGGTGAGCCTCGTCCACTATGATGATATCAAAATCATTAGGTGAAAACCTGTCAAGCCTATGTGTCATGGTCTGGATACTTGCAGAAACCACCTCTTCACTGCCGTTGGTATGGTACTTTGACATTTCAACACCCTTTGTGCAGTCAAAGTATTTCAGAGGCTGATTTACAAGTTCCTCTCTGTGCGACAGAATAAGCATACGTCCATGACGTGGGATATTTGCAAAGGTCACTGTCTTACCAAGACCTGTCGCCATTTGCACAAGATGTTTTCCATGCCCTGCCTGCGTTATCTTATCTATACACTCCTGCTGATAGTCACGGAGTTTTATTCTTGCATTCATTTGATGTTTTTTACCTCCTTATGTGGGACGTGGGGGACAGTGTGGGACAAACGTCCCACACGAAAACTATGCGTATTTACGCACTTTTCGGGGTGTTGTGGGACTGTGGGACAAATTCGCACATTTTCCTATATAGGAAAACACACATATATTTTAACAATGTGTGAACAAAGCCGTGATTCTATATCACCTATTTAAAACAGGTATATATAGGGGAAAAATGTCCCACAGTCCCACACTATGCAGAAAACCACGCATTTACGCTGTTTTCCTCGTGGGACTTATGTCTCACAAAATGCCGAAATCCGATAAGTCCGTCCCACGCATTTCTTCTTTGGTGTAATAGTCCGGTGTTTCATCTGGTAATCTCAACACAACACACTCAACGTTCACGCCACCGATGCGCTTGCCACGAGTATTGTTGCGCCCTCTCACGAGTATCTTGCCGTTAGATTTTAACCAGCTAAGTAATGCCCTTGTGTCGAAACCCTGTTTTGAAGCCGCTTCGTCGAACTTTGAGCGAATAATATATGCGAAATCGCCCTGGATAAGTCCAAACACTTCGCCGTTATTGTCTTCGCCTGTCGCAAAGCGTTTGCTGTTGGAAGCCACCCAATCGCACATATACTGATACCCTCGTTCACCTGCTGATACCGATTTTTTGGTCTGCAAATACGGTGAGATATCGTCAATTGTTAGTGGCTCGTTCGTTTTGAACACGGACGCTTCTGCAATCATATCAGCCGTGAGTATCATTGCCGCTGCCATTGCCTGCTTTTCCGTTGTATCCGACTTGCAGAGCTTGGTGAAATAATCGTTATAGACCTCTTGTGTCATTGTCAAGGCTTTTTGAGAGGACAGTTTTGCGACGAACTCTCGCCCTGCAAAACCATAGTTTTGTTTTATCACCGCCGATACTGCCATGCCGTCTGCTATCACGATATTGTTTGCTGTACATTCAATGTCGATAACCCTGTTTACCGCTCCTGCACCTGCTGAACCGCCCACTATAGGGCTTTCACCTGTGGTAAGGATAGTGTTTCGCCATGTCGGTGTACGCTCTATTCCGCCTGTTTTCGTGCCCCTAGAACGTCCAACACCCTGAGCGAGCTGATAAACGTCAAATCGGCTTCTGCCGTGACTATCTTTGCTCAGCTGGAGTTCGTCAATGAGAAACGGCAGGCTGTTGAGAAACGCTGCTGTTCGCTCATGGCCGACAACTGTGCTGTTGAACGTCTGAATGTATTCGCCCATTTCGGGGGTTCCCCAAACGGAAGCCGCAAGCATTAAAGCAACTGTTTTGCCTGTGCCTGAATCAACGCCCCACAAGTGAACGAAAAACGGCAGACCGCCTAGCGGCTGAATAAGCGCACTTGCGAAGCTTGCCGCAAGAAATATCTTTGCGATCACGCTTTTCCTGCGGCAAGCTATAGCGACTTTTTTCCATTTCTCATAACTGCCATGACTTTTTATAGCACTAAAAATGGTGGAATAATTCTGCTCACCGTCAAATGTCAGTCCCTCAACGTATGGTGAAAAGCCTGCACCGTTTATGTAGCCAAGCCTGCCCACTGATCTTTTCAGTGGCAGAGAATTGCGGTTAAGGCTCTCTATCTCCTGAAAGTATGAAACAAGCTCTTTGGCAGTTTCAGAAGACACATCAACACCACATTTAACTAGCTGTGAAATGTTTCGGCTGTTATATAGTATCTCCTTTGAAACGACTTTTTCCTGCCACTCTCCACGAGTGCGGTAAGCTATGTTGAGCTTCTCTTCACCTGTGTCAATGTTCTGCAAGCACTCAAAGGGTATGATCGGGTGGTGGCAGATAACGTGATAGTTACCGCTTTCATCAATAAGATACACACCGCCGTCATCAACATTGTATTTGCCTGCGTCAAGCTGCATATACGGACCTGAAAACGCAGTGGGGTTATTGATGATAACGTTCGCCCCACGCTGCATTTCTCGCATTTTGACGTAGTTTTTATACAGCCCTTTGAACGTCTTTACGCCCACCTCCGCCGCCTGTTGAGCCATTTGCTCAATTTTCAGATTGTGCATGAAAGGGTCGTTTTTGTAATCGTATATCGCTTCGTATGGCTTCTCTGTGTAGAGGAAATCGTCTTTTGTATACTTTACAGCAACGGCGTTTTTCACCGCTTCTGCGTCGCTCATGTCGATATCAAAATGCTTTTCCTCGTTCGCATCAACGTCAATGATATCATCAGAATGGCGTTCCCTCATCATTCAACACCTCCTCAAAGTCGGAAAGGTCACCGCCTAGCTCTTGCGGGGGTGCTGCTTCTGCGGTAGGCTGTACAAAAACGGCTTCGCACACAAGATGTACGTCAACTTTTTCTTCGCCGTCTTTGCTGGTATATGGCTTCTTCTCCACCTTGCCCACGCAAAGCACTACGTCAAACTTTTTCAGCGCCTTTGTGGCTCTTGCTACAGAGTGCCAGCACTGACAGTTCACCCATACGGCTTCACCACGCTCACCTTGCACCTTTGGCTGACGTTCGCCCACTTTTACTGAAAACTTGGTGAGCGACGAGTTATTGCCGCCCACCTGTTTGTATTCTGCGTCCTTTGCGAGAAAACCACTGATGATAACAGAGCCGTCGGGTAATCTTGCCCGCATTAAAGCACCTGCTCTTTCTCGGTCTGGAGCTGGTCAATTTCTGCTGAGATATCTGTAGATATCTTCTCATACTCAAACCACTCAGAAACCTTTGTGTTCTTATCCTTGAGTGAATTGAAAATGCCGATATAGTCGGTGAGATCTTCGGCTGTCATAGTGTCAAGACCTCTGCCAAGACGTTTTTCTATCATATCCTGTGTAACACCCAGCTTTTCAAACTCGACCACCATTTTTCTTACACGGTCCGTAAGAGGGATATTATTCTTGCCTGCAAGAGTTTTTCTGCATTCGGCGACTGCCTCTTCCACAAAGTCCGCAGGAAGTACCGCAAGTATCCTTGCTCTGAGCCTGCGGCCTGCCATATTGGCGTTATTCTCATAGATATCACGCAAACTCGTGAGGGTCTTTATCTTGCCTCTGACTTCCTTTGCGTGTGGGTTCGTGAAATTCTGCACCGACATTGTGTTCGTCTCCAAGTCCCAAGCATACGCCTGCATTTCTGACTTGCCGTTGTCCTGAGAAAGCTCCTTGATACCGAAGTCGATATTGCCCCAGCACCTTGCAAGTTCTTCGGCAAGTCTGATAGTTGGTCCTGACACAGTTTCTCCGCCTCTTGGATAGCTGTAAAATGCCTTGTTTGCAAGCCCTGTACGCTGACAAGCCTTTTTCATATTGGCAAAAGCCTGTATCTCGTTGCGTGGGAATCTCTTTGCGATAACAAGCTTGCCCTGTGCTTCTGCAATGGCTCTGCTTGCTTCGATAGCGACTGTACCCTGATTGATGTTGTCAAGAGGCATAGTGCTGTTCTGCGGTACTTCTGGTGTTACTGTTATTTCGTCCATTGTTTTGTCCTCCTATTCGTATTCTCTTGCCAGCCAACCAGGCAAACTTATGACGTTCAAATCGCCGTTTTTGCCGTTGTAGCTGTACCAGTTATCTGTTTCAAGACACTCCTTGAGAGTGTAAAGATAGTCGTTAAGGTCTTTTGTGCCTTTCTGTATGATAAAATCGTCAGCTTCAAGGACGTTGCAGGCATAAGGCGGTGACTTTTCCACAGCGATAAAAACAAATCTGTGGGGCTTGCCCTCAATTTCTGACACACCCTGCGTGTACATTGCCGCCTGCAAGTCATAGCCGTACTTTATGCAGCTGTGCATAAAACTGTCTGTATCGGCATTCTCAGTAGTCTTGAGGTCAACTATGACAGACGTTGACCTTAGATCCGTTCGGCAGTCGGGGCGGCATTTGAGTTTAAGCCCCGTGAGCTTGTCCGTCCAGAAGTATGATTTTTCATGTTCACCGCCGTTTAGCAAAGCGGCAGCATACTTGTTTGACATCACACTTTCAGCCATTGCCTGTATCTGTGCAAAAGCGTCCTCGCTTATGGGTATCTTACCGCTTGCTTCTATCTGAGCCGCAAGTGCCTTGCCCTCTTTGGTACGCCTGTCAAGCTTCGGAGCGACTATGTACTCGCTGTCGAACTTGTCCTTTTCAAGGACATAAGCATGAAAGGCTGTACCGAAAGCAAGCGCAGGGGTCTCTACTTCGGGATTTTCAAGAGCATACTTGAAGTGTGCAGGCGACTTTGACAGCTTGAAAAGTTGTGAACGGCTGAATGCCTCATTATTGCGATAATCTTCCGCAGACATTTGTTTTTTCATTCGTCATAGTCCTCCTCGTCATATTCAACCCCTGCCAGCGTGGCAAGTTCATAGATTGAAATATCGTCGTTTTGGTTGATTTCTTCAATCAAAATTTCACGGAAACAGTCCTTGCAGTAGTCCTTGCCCTCGTAGCAGAAAACATTTTCATTCGCAAGGTCTAACTGTTCTCTGCATTTGTCGCATTCGACCACTGTGTAATCACGGTCTCTGCCACAGCATCTGCACCCGTCAGGACAGCCGACGCAATCATTAGCCGTATAACGCATTTGGAACACCGCCTTTGTGCTTGAAAAATGCAATATTTTTGTACACGAAATACGATTCAGTTTTGGTTTCCAACACCTCAGCACCGACTTCTTTTGCTACGGCATGAATGTCAGGTGGAAATATCTGAACGCCCAATATCATTCTGCCAGGTGTCCACACGCCACCTGTCATTATGGGATAGACGCCGTCGGTAGCAGTATTGTATACCTGCGTCTCTTTCATTTTTTGTTCCATGTCCGCCATGTCAACCATAGCGTCAAGCCTTTCTTTTACTGTCATGTTTTCGACCTCTCCTTTCCAATATTGTTGGCTCTGCCAGCTTGAAATCTCTGCAAGGATAACGCCTACTACTTTCTAGGCAACTTTTCAGGTGCTTGCAGTCAAGGCAAGAGTAGTTAGTCACTATGCCCACCTCTCAGCCTCTCGATATTTTTCTTTAAAGCTACGATATATCCCGTCAGATACTCGTTCGGGTAATCATTAAGGGCTATTTCTGATATTGCCTCTAGCTCCTCTTGACAAATGTTAAGAAGTGTGCTATCGTTAAGGTGTATGTTATCGGTATCTTTTGATACCACCTCCGAGCTTGTGCCTGTTGCCACAGGTGCAGGCTCGGTTTCTTTTATGTAGTGGGCAAAATATACGCCGCATCTATAAAATTTTTTGCCAAGCGGACATTGTGTGCAGTTCATATTTCCGTCAGTGCAAACCTCCACCACCTTTTCAAATTCCTCTTTCGTTATCATCGTTATCCTCCTTAATATTTCCCCATTGTTCAGCCATTGCAAAAGCAATACCTTTAAACGTTTTGCTCCTTACCTTAGCACGATCTTTGCCAGAATGACGTGTTTCTTCCCATGTGCGTGATTTACCATTAGAATATCGTCCAAACAGCTTGCCATTATCAGGCTTGTCCCCTGTATATGTTGGCCGTAGGACAGGCAGCCCCTTTAGCCATAAACACGTCGCCTTTGTGACAAACTGTTCTGAGTCTTCCGGTCCGTTTGAAAACATATATGGGTGAATTATTTGATCTGCCTTTCTGAATACAGTATTCATACGCCCTATAGGGTTTTCCACTGCAATTTTTGGTGCGTTCGCCGACACAATCTGCATAAAAAATACTATTGATTCTTCACGGTGTTTCATACGCTCGACCACCTTTTCAGCAGGTGTGCATTTCAAACTATAGTGGCGTGTAGCCACGTTGGTCAGGTATGTACACGGTGGGTGTGCGATAATCATATCCCATGTTTCAACAGTATGCTGCTTGCCGTCACAGGTGAAGAAATCGGTATTGCCATTGATAATATCCAAAACATCATTGCATATATGCCATTCAGGGTGACCGCCTGAACACATCTGAATATCGCAGCTGTACGCTTCGTGTCCTTTCGCACGGAACGCTTTGCAGACCTCTTGTGATTCCTCACAGGCTATCAGAACTTTCATTGTTCTTATCCTCCTCGTTTTCAAAACGTTTCTCCCAGTGCCTATCCGCCACGCTCAGCACAAGATACATCACTACATCTATCCCTGCAAGCACGGCTATTGTTATCAGCAGTATCAACGCCATTTTACCACTTTCCTTTCATTTCAACTTCGACCTTGACCACGGGTCTGCCTGCTTCTCTCACTGCACGCTTAATGCTCTCCTCTGCTTCCTCGTAGGCAGTTTCTTTTACGCTTACATACCACCTGTATGCTACATACATTGTAAGCACCACCAAGAGCGCTACCGCTGCGGCACATCTGATTATCTCTAGTACGGCTATCATTTTCTCACGTCCTTTCCGTAAAGCGTGCGGAGTTTTTTAAGCCTTTTCTCGAAGTTGTCGATATCAATGCCCCACACCTCGTAGGCTATCTCGGTATTGACCGAGTGCGGCAGCCATGACTTCACACCACGCTTTGCCATTTCTTCCTTAACAGCTTTCTTGATCTTGATAGTCTGCGTTTCACCTGTGCCGAACAGCTCCTTGATATCCGCATTGGTTATTTCGGGCTTTTCATAGTACAGCCGCACTGCCATTTCAATGTCAGGTGACCTCATTTAGTCCACCTCCTCAATAGTCAAAACATTCTCATGGGGCCAAATAACACTTGCCTTTGTCAGAGCCTCGTACTGACTCTTTGCTGCTACTGTGAACACCCTTTTATCGTGAAACTGGTCTATCGTTGTTACCTTGTACAGTTTCATTGCTTTGTCACTCCTCATTGTGTTTTCTGTCATTTCTGCTTCCAGCGAACATATCCTGCAAACATTGCTAGTTATCATGAGAGACAACGGAATTGTGTTGTCAAGCCCTATTAGCATACATATACCGAATGCAAGCGGACTTGCTAGGCACAACGCAATACCAAGATAGTACGCTATCTTTTTCAAATTCAATGTTTATGCCTCCAAATCTTCAAAGCTTACTTGTGCCACATCTTCGCCAACCCACCAGTTGAATACGTCTGAGCCTGTCTTCCAAGACGTGGGCTTGCCTAGCTCCATTCTTCGTTTGACCATTTTGTCAAACGCTCGTATATATGCTTGCTTGTACTTTGGGTACCGTTGAAACTCTGCATGCTGATGTCTTGCCGCAATAGGGCAGCCGATGCAGCCTACACGATTAAATCCACAGCTATAGAGAGGATTGATTTTGCAGCCGTAGTGATGAAGAAAATCCCATACATCATTGTCATCCCAATCCACTATCGGGTTTATCATCGTTTTCTGTTTTGCATAGCAGTGTTCGACCAAACGTCTGGCATTGTCGTTATCATTGTTCAAGATGATACCGCCTTTTGATGAAACATGATATTCAGCGCCTATCTTGTCAGCAAATTTTTGCGTATGCTTTGGCTTGTTGAGTACCTGAACGACACCTGAATTATTTTTTCGATTAGAACTTTCAGCCCAGCGAACACCTGTTATTAGCACCTTGCCGTAGCCTGAACGTTCTTTGAGTTCATCGCAACAGTATCTCACAAGGCGTGTTGGCGGCATCAGCCTTTTAACGATCAGATTCCACATTGTAATGTGATTACCATCATTATCGTAGGCTTTTTCTATGCGAATGTCGGGCTGTGATTTTATGTATCTCATAGTTTCGGGTGCATCAACAGTTGTCAAATTGTGTACTGCTTCAAATTTAACTCCTGCAAGCTGTGCTAATATCTTGATACAATCACTGTCTTTTCCACCACTGTAAGCAAGTCTGTAACCGTCAGACGGCTCAAACGCCTTAAGACGATCTATCGCCTTTTGCTCTTTAAGCTTGTCCATTAGTTCACCTCTTTTCTTTCTGTCCGTTTACTCTTTCGGCTGTTCTGTTGTTTCATCATCACGCTGAAACAGATAGCAGATATCCAGCTCAGGGAACAGGTTGCGTTTAATAATCATAGCCTCTTCAAAATAGAAACTGCGGTCATACGCTTTTGTCCTGAAAGTTGCCTCCGGCATACCGATGAGGGTTGCAGCGGCGTTGATTGATATGCCCTTCTTTTTTAGATTGTCCAGCAAATTTTGATACATTTGATTACCTCCTTTTTGTACGCATTTGCGTTTCATTAATTCTATTATATACGAATTTGCGTACCTTGTCAAGAGAATTTGTACTCACTTGCGAACGTTCTGCTATTTGCACAAAAATAGTACGCAAATTCGGACACAATATACAAAGTTTTTACAAAAATACGAAAATGCGTACAAATATATTGACGTTTTAGCATTTTAATGGTATAATAAATAATAGCAGGAGGTGATAAAGTGGGGTTTGGTAAATTGCTAGAACGCAAAATGATTGAAAAAGACGTCAAACAAGCTGAACTAGCAAAAGCTCTGGGCATATCAAAATCAACAGTCAGTAGTATCATCACAAGAGACGCTTCAAGAGTTGAAATCGAGCTGTTTTTGAAAATTTGTAATTTTTTGCAATGTAATCCCGAGGAATTTTTTGACGATTATGTCGCGGAAAAGAAAAACACCCTATCCAATGAGGATAAGGTGAAGGCAAAAATAAATGATTTTCTCACAGGTCTCAGTGATGAGGAGCTGAACGAGCTGTATGACTATGTACAGTATCTTCTTTGGAAGAGGGATCACTAACAACGTGACCCTCTCCTCCAAAGAGGAGCTTATAAATCATTTCGACCAGTTCTGCTTGCTTTTGTTCTCTACTTTTTTTCATGTGTACCCCCGGCTTTTTTAGTCTTCTAAAAACATATGTTCGATAAACCTATTATACACTATGTTATTGCGGCTGTCAATACCATTTTTATGTGCTGTCCTAAAAATCGGACTACAATATAGCTGTCAAAAAAAGTATTGCAAAACATACGCAAAAATGCTATACTATCACAGGGACAGCATATAATAGGTTATATTCCAATTATAGTATTTGTTGACGAAAAAGCAATAAAGTTGCAAATAAGGGACACTATTTATGCAATATAAACAAGTTGTCAACTGAACATTCTAACACATCAGCCAAAAGCAAGGCGGTTGAAATCCGTGGGTCTGTTTCGCCACGTTCAATACGGTTTATGTCAGAACGACTGACCGCTGAGATTTCGGAAAGCTGACGCAGTGTCATACGACGTGACTTTCTAATTTCCAAAAGTCGATTTTCTATATACAATATCATCACCGCTATTATGGTGTCCAGAAAAACAAGAAATATGAGGACAAAAAAACCCCCCTGCCGATACTGGGAATATCGACAAGGGGAATACACGCAGAATTTTCTCCTGCATGGTTACAAATACATTATATCACCAATTTAAGACATTGTAAATGATTTCAATAAATTGTTTACAAAAGTCGGAAATTATTGAACTACAAGGAGGAAGTTTTTTATGAAGAAGTTTATAGCTGGAGTAATTGCATTATCGCTCGTTTGCGGAATGTCCGCTTGTGGAAGTGGTGACAGCTCATCTTCAAGTGAAAGCACTACTGCAACAACTACCACTACTACAACATCAGAGGAAACCACAACGACGACAACCACAGCGGAGACTACGACTACGACGGAAGAAACGACAACAACGACGGAAAAGCCTACCACAACAACGACTACTACGACCACTAAAGCTACTACCACTACAACAACAGCCGCTACAACATTGAAAAATCCATCTTCCGTATCCGCATGGGGTTGGAGTGGTTCAGGTGATTTTGTAGCTACTGATCTTCAAGTTGAAAATTATGCAATTATAACAGCCTCACACGATGGTTCACACAATTTTATTCTTCAGGCCTATAATGAAGATGGTTCCAGCAATTTACTTGTAAATACAATAGGCTGGTATTCAGGCTCAACGTTGATTGTTGGGAGCGGAACATATGAAATAGAAATAAAAGGCGACGGAAACTGGTCTGTAAATGCTTATGCACTATCTACAACGGAAGATACTTCATTTAGTGGAACAGGAGACTTTGTTACACCTATTTTTTATGCAAAGAATAATAATTGGAATATTACTAACGATGGTGAACACAATTTCGCCGTGAAGCAATACAGCATCAACACAGATCGATATGATCTGCTTGTAAACGAAATCGGTTCATACTCCGGTATTGTTAAGAGTGATGTTGGTAATGAAACTTTTTTTGAAATCACATCGGAAGGCAACTGGTCTATATCACCTGCATAATTTCTATTTTTAATTTTAAAGCAAAAACCGCCCCTGAGCACCGCAAATACTCAGAGGCGGACAGAGCAGATACTACCAATATCAGCTCAGAATGAACAAAACCCAACAACCACGAAAGGGCGAATTCTGCCCTTTTATTGTAGCACACTTTCGAGGAAGTGTCAAGAATAGGAGGAATATTTATGCCGATCTACAAAATGACGGACAAGAACGGAAAGAACATCAGAAAAGATGGTCTGCAAAAATATCGTGTGCGTGTCAATTATACGGACAGTTTTGGAAAGTCTCATCAGATAGACCGTGTGGTGTTTGGTGCAGAGGCGGCTAAGCAGCTTGAACTCCAGCTTACACAAAAGCTCAATGATAAAGAGATAGCTCCAAAAATGACTATCGGACAGCTATTCACGGAGTACATCACCGCCAAGCGTTCAGAGGTCCGTGAAACATCACTGGACAAGTCCCTAAGAATACTGAAAAAGAACGTCCTGCCCACCTTTGAAAGCGTGAGGATAGATAATCTGAACGTGCCAATGGTGCAGAAATGGAAGCAGGAGCTGTCAGAGCAGGGATTGGCTATCGTCACTCGAAAGAACATTTATGGCGAATTTCGTGCAATGATGAACTATGCTGTGAAAATGGAATACATTCCGAAAAACCCTGTTATCACCGCAGGCAACTTCAAAGCGCCCCTTGAAGCCAAGAAAGAAATGCTTTTCTACACGCCTGACGAGTTCAAGAAATACATATCGGCAGCTAAGAATTATGCTCAGGAAGCAGAGGACGGCGGCTCAATGTACGAATGGAACTACTATGTATTTTTCAACATAGCATTTTACATGGGTATGCGAAAAGGCGAGATATACGCTCTGCAATGGACGGATATAAAAGACGGCTACATATCCATCACCAAGAGCATTGCTCAGAAGCTCAAAGGCGGTGATCGTATCACGCCGCCAAAGAACAAGCCAAGCATACGGACGATACAGATACCAGAGCCATTAAGAGCAGTGCTGTCAGAACATTACGAACGCTGTAAGAAAGCTGTGCCGAAGTTCAATGATAATATGTATATCTGCGGCGGTGAGCGTCCTATCCGTGACACGTCCCTTGAAAAGACCAACAAGAAGTTTGCAGACTTGGCAGGTGTCAAACGTATCCGTA